CTACTGGCCCGAGGACTGGCGCAAGAACATCGCGGGCGAGGACGACAAGGTCCTGAAGCGCCTCGAACGCTACAGTTCGCCCAAGGATCTCGCGGCGGCCCTGATCGCGGCTCAGGCCAAGATCAGCAGCGGGCAACTCAAGACCGCGCTACCGGAGAACGCCACCCCGGAGCAGATCGCCGCCTGGAGGGCCGACAACGGCATCCCCGAGTCGCCCGACAAGTACGACGTGGCGATTGCCGAAGGCCATGTCTGGGGCGAGGCCGACAAGCCGCTGATCGACGACTTCGCCAAGACGGCGCACGAGGCGAATCTGACGCCGGCCCAGCTAAAGAAAACGCTGGCGTGGTACAGCGACCTGCAAGCCAAGCAGGTCGAGCATGTGCAAAACGCCGACGCTCAGTTCAAGAAGGACAACGTGGACGAGCTTCGCGAGGAGTGGGGCGGCGAATACCGCATGAACCTCCGCGTGGTTGATGAGTTCTTCGAGACCCTGCCGGACGGGCTGGGCGAGGTCCTGTTGAGCGCGCGTGACGCCAACGGCCGACAACTGGCTGCCAACGCCAAGGTCATCCGCTGGGCCGCTCAGATGCAGCGTGAGGCCAATCCGATCGCCACGGTCATGCCGGGCGGCGGCGTCAATTCCATGCAGGCCATGGAAAGCGAAATGACCAAGATCGAGGCGGCCATGGGCGACAGATCGTCGGAATACTGGACCGGCGAGAAGGTCACGAACAAGGCCGGGCAGACCGACACGAAGATGGCGCTGCGCTATCGCGAGTTGATTGAGGCCAAGGAGCGCGCCGGCAAGCGGGCCGCTTAAGTCAGTAAGGACCATTGTTGGAGGCACAAAGAGAGTGGGCGTATCCTGCGCCCACTTTCGACGCTATGGCCCCGAGCGACCATAGCCGGCGCCTTCGATAGGCCACCCCGGCGACTGCGAGTTTGGTCACCCCGACGCGGAGAGGTTCACACCTTTTCATTTCGTGGAGCCAATTCAGATGGCCGACACAGCCTTTCAAATCCAGTACCGGCAGGAGTTCATCAAGGGCTTCGAGACTCGCGTCTCCCTGCTGCGCAAGACCGTCACCACCGAGGCCATGATCAAGGGCAATACCGCCACGTTCATGGTTGCCGATTCGGGAGGCGCGACGGCTGTCACCCGCGGCGTCAACGGCCTCATCCCCGGCCGCGCCGACAACCTGACCCAGCTCACCTGCACCATGCAGGAATGGCATGACAAGGCCATCAAGACCGGGTTCAACGTGTTCGCCTCGCAGGGCGACCAGCGCGCGATCATGCAGATGACGACCATGGCGGTCGTCAACCGCAAGATCGACACCGACATCATCGCCGCCCTCGAAACCGGCACGCTCGACACGGGCGCCGCGGCGACCATGGATCTCAACCTCGCCATGCGCGCCAAGGTCATCCTGGGCAACAACAAGGTGCCGATGGACGGTAACGTCTTCGGGCTCATCACGCCGGCTGCCGAAGCCTACCTGATGCAGACCACCGAGTTCGTGAATGCGCAGTATGTGGACAGCAAGCCCTTCGAGCGCGACGGCGGGTCCTACACGACCTTCCGCTGGGCCGGCATCACCTGGATTGTTCACCCGGAACTGACCGGCGTGGGCACCAGCGCCGAGAAGTGCATCGTCTACCACCGCAGCGCCATCGGGCACGCGCTCGATCGCGAGAACATCCAGGCTCCCGTCGGCTACGACGAGGAGGACGACTACTCCTACGCGCGCTGCACCGGCTTCTTCGGCTCGAAGCTGCTTCAGAACGCGGGCGTGGTGATCATCAACCACGACGGCAGCGGCTTCGCGGCCGAGTAAGGAGAACACATCATGGCTTACGTCACCTCCAACCCTCCCGCCAAAATGACCGGCCCTCTCACGGGCGCCGGTCAGGTCTGGATGTACCGCTCGACCGATGTTGCGACGGATGTCGACGCCACCGGCTACTTCACCAACGGCAAGGCCCTTGGGATGCGAGTCGGCGACGTTGTGATCGTCTGCGACACCGACACGTCGACCACCATGACGATCCACCGCGTCACGGTCATCGAAACGGACGGCTCGGTCACGATCTCGACCACGGGCACGAATATCGCCTAGCCCGCGTCCTGCGGGCTCCGATAGCCCCGTCGTCATCCGGCGACGGGAAACTGGGATGCCGCCGTCACTGCGTAGCGTTCGTGGTGGCGGCATTTCCACGCAATGGAGAACGCTTGTGATTCTACGCCCGCACCTTCTCAGCGAAGCGCAATTCGGCCGCAAGGAGTACCGCGTCACCCTGGAACAGGGCACGCAGTACGAGGATCTGTTCGATCCGTCCTTCTGGGCTCATGTGGCGCTCAAGCTGAAGGTCGACGATCTCATTCAGGTCAAGCCGGCGGATGGCTCGTGGTGGGCCGAACTGATCGTGCGCTCGAAGGGGCGTGTTTCCGTCACGGTCGCCGAGCTGCGCAAGGTCGACTTCGCCGATGCGAAGCAGTCGGCCGGCGATGAAGGGCAGTACGAGATCAAGTGGCGCGGCCCGAACGCCAAGTGGTCGGCCGTCCACAGGGTCACGAAGGCCATCGCTGTCGAGGGCCTCGAAACCAAGGAAGAGGTTTCGGCCTGGCTGAAGAAGCCGCAGGCTCAGGCGGCCTAGTCCGCCATGTCGACGGACCGCCTCTCGATCTACAACGGGGCTTTGAGGGAGTGCGAGGAACGTAAACTCGCCTCCCTGTCGGAGAACCGCGAGCCGCGTCGCCTTCTGGACGACGCATGGAACGCCGGCAAGGGCATGATCGCCTTTGCCTTGGCGGCCAAGCAGTGGCGGTTCGGGCGCCGTTCCGTTGAACTTACGCCGGATACCGCAGTTGATCCGGCTTTCGGGCGCATGCACGCCTTCGCCCAGCCGGACGACTATATCCGCACCTGCAAGCTCTGCAGCGACGAGCGGATGAATCTCCCGTTTCTCGATTACGAGGTTGAGGCGGGCTACTGGTACGCGGACGTTGAGCCGCTCTACCTCTCGTACATCAGCACCGATACCAACTATGGCGGCGACCTGACGCTTTGGCCGCCGGCCTTCGTCCTGTGGGTGGAAACCCATCTGGCAAGCCTGATCGCCCCGCGCCTTGTCGGGGTGGAGAAGGCAAACCGCCTGATCAAGCTGGCGTCCATGCGCCTGAAGGATGCGGCCTCCGTGGATGCCATGGAGGACCCGACCAAGTTCCCGCCGCCGGGTTCGTTCGTGCTGTCGCGTCGCGGGGGGCACCTGTCGCGCGACCGCGGCCCGCGCAATCGCCTGATCGGGTAGGCCATGACGGCGCTACTTAGTTTCAACCGGGGCATCGTATCGCCGCTGGCGCTGGCGCGCGTGGATCTGAAACGCCTGCAGCTTTCGGCGGAGGAGCAGACCAACTGGATGCCGCGCGCCATGGGGCCGATGATGCTGCGGCCGGGCCTTGGCTATATCGCCAGCACCAAGAGCGACGCGGCCAGTAAGTCCCTTGAGTTCGTCTATTCGTCGTCGGATACGGCGATTGTGGAGTTGACGAGCGGCGTCATGCGCGTCCTGATCGATGACGTGGCTGTGCGGCGCCCGGCTGTCACGAGCAAGTGGAACCGCTGGGATGGCGCGTCCTTCATCTCTAGTTCCGATACCGCCAGCACCTTCGTCGATGCGACGGAGGTCGGATACTGGCGCGACAATGACGAGAGCGGCGCGACATCGGCCTTCGAAACGGGTGGCTACCTTTCCCTGATGGGCAACGGCACGGCCTCAGCTATTCGCGACCGCTCGATTGCGGTGGTGGAAACCAACGTCGAGCATAGCCTTCAGATCGTGGTTTCCCGCGGCACGATTGTCCTGCGCGTGGGCTCGACGCAGGGCGGTGAGGAATACCTGACGGACCGCACCCTGCGGCAGGGGCAGCATCATATCAGCGTGACGCCGACCAGCGCGTCTATGTTCGTTCGGCTCTACAGCGCCCGCAACTATGCCTCTCTGGTCGATAGCGTGACGCTGGGGCAGGCGGCGGCTGACATGGAAGTCCCGACGCCCTGGACGGCGGATGACCTGCAATACGTCCGCACGGCGCAGTCTGGCGATGTCATGTTCGTGGCGTGCCGGGACGTGGCACAGAAGCGGATCGAGCGGCAGGGCGCCGATAGCCCGCGAAGCTGGTCGATTGTCGACTATCAGGCCGACGACGGGCCTTTCCGCGAGCTGAACACCGGGCCGACGCGGATCAAGGGCTCTGCCCTGACGGGCGATATCACACTGACTGCGGAGCGGGACTTCTTCCGGTCAACCCATGTCGGCGCGCTGTTTGCCCTACCGTCAGCCGGGCAGGAGGTCGAGAAGAATATCCTGGCGGAAGACCAATGGTCCGATCCGATCCGGGTGGTGGGCGTGGGCAGTGCCCGCAGTTTCATCGTGCAGATCACGTCCGCGACCTTTACGGGCACGACGACGGTCCGAATCCAGCGTTCGGTTGCCGAGCCGGGAGACTGGTCGGACGTGGCCGGGTGGGCGTGGGCGGCCAATGTCGGCCCAGCCGCCCTTGGTGACGGCCTCGATAACCAGATCATCTATTACCGCATCGGCGTCAAAACCGGCGAGTTCACGGTAGCCGACGACATCACGGCGAGGTTGACGTTTGCCTCTGGCTCCATCACCGGCATTGTGCGGGTGACGGGCTACACGTCCGGCACGTCTGTCTCGGCGCGTGTCCTGCAGGCGCTGGGCAAGGCCGATCAATATACGCAGGACTGGCGCGAGGGCGATTGGTCGCCGCGTCGGGGCTATCCCTCGGCCGTGGCGCTGTTCGGCGGGCGCCTCTATTGGGCAGGCAAGGGCTACGAATGGGGCTCGGTGCCGGACAGCTTCGACTCCTTCGACGACACGGTAGAAGGCGATAGCGCCCCGATCCGCCGCACCATTGGCGAGGGACCGATCGACAACGTCAATTGGCTGCTGGCGACGGGCAACCTCTTCCTCGGCCTCGAAGGCACGGTCGTCATCGCCCGGTCCTCGTCCTTGGACGAGCCGCTGACGCAGGCCAAGTTCGACCTGAAGCCCATCGGCGACATGGGCACGGCGGAAATGCCGGCCATCCGCATGGATACGTCGGGCGTGTTCGTCGGCTCCAACGGCAGCCGGGTCTATGAGATCGCTCCGGAGGCGGGCTCCTACAGCTACGGCACGCCGGGCGACCTGACGGCGCTGGCGCCTGAGATCGGCAACACCGGCTTCGTGCGCCGGGCGTTCCAGCGGTATCCCGACCGCAGGCTTCATCTGGTCCGTGCGGACGGCACGGTTGCGGTCATGGTCTTCGACAAGCTGGAGAACGTCACCTGCTGGATCGAAGTCGAGACGGACGGGTTCGTCGAGGACGTTGTCGTCCTGCCGGGCGCGTCGGGCGCCAAGCGCGAGGACCGCGTCTATTACACGGTGCGCCGCGTCATCAATGGCGTGACCAAGCGGTTCCATGAGAAGTGGGCGACCGAGGCGCAAGGGCAGGGCGCGGCCGATACCCGGCTGGCGGACTGCCATGTCACGGGCACCCTGAGCGCGTCTACGGCGGTTCCTGTGGCGCACCTTGAAGGCGAGACGGTATGCCTGTGGGGGAACAGCAAGGATCTGGGAACCTACACCGTGGCGAGTGGCGCGATCACGGCGTCTGAGGCCATCACTGGAGCCTACTGCGTCGGGCTGGTCTACACGGCCCGCTACAAGAGCGCCAAGCGCGCCCTGAGCGATACCGGGGCGCTGCTGCTGTCCGAGCGCAAGCGTATCCGCGCGCTGGCCCTGATCCTCGCGAACACGCATTGCCAAGGCGTTCGCTACGGCGAGGACTTCGACAATCTCGACGACCTGCCGCTGATCGAGGAAGGCGGCACCTACGACACGAATACCGTCTGGGACGCATACGACCACGACGCTTTCACGGTCAACGGCACATGGAACGCCGATGCGCGCCTGTGCCTGGAGGCATCTTCCCCGCGGCCCGCGACGGTCATGGCGGCCCTGTTGAAGATGGAAACCTGATGCGCCCGGAGATTGTTCCCGCCACCCCGGAACTGACGGAAGCCTACTTCGGCCGGAAGTCGGACAAGACCTTCCGCGGCTGGGTCGGCGTGCTGGACGGCAAGCCCGTGGGCTTGTGCGGCATTTACAACGACGGCGGCTATCCGGTGGCGTTCGGCGATATTGCACCGGAACTGCGGCCTTATCGCAAGACCATCGTCGAGGGCATCCGCAGGGTCCGCCGAATGATGGACGAAAGCCGACTGCCTGTCATGGCGGTCATGAGCCGGGAGGAGCCGACCGCGCCGGGCCTTCTGGCAAAACTCGGCTTTGTGCCGACCGGCCGGGAGATCGACGACGGCCCCGTTATGGTGAGGGCAAAATGATCCATTCTGGAAAGATCAGGGACGTAACCCTTCGGCCCGATGAGCGGGGACGATGCTTTACCGGCCTCGAAATCATGGCGATTGCCGGCATGGCCGCGTCCGTGGCGGGCGCCGGCATGTCGATTATTGGCGGTGCGCAGCAGGCCGATGCCCAGCGCGAGGCCGGGAATGTCGCCTATCAGCAGGCGCTGATCCGCAACCAGCAGGCTCAGGCGGAGGCCAAGCGGCTGGAGGACAAGGCCAACGCCGATCAGGCCGCGTCGCAGCGGCAGGCGCTCGAAGAGAAGCGTAAGGCCACGATCATGGCGAGCCGGGCGCAGGCGGTCATGGCGGCGTCGGGAGCCGGCGTCGACACCAACATCATCGATGGCATTCTGGCGGAAGGCGAGTACGGCTTCGATACCGCGCTCTATGAAGGCGACACGCGGGCGCAATCCAGCCGCTACGACGCGAAGCTGCGCCGCTGGGAAGGCGAGACGGGGGTGACGCAGGGCGCGTACCGCAAGGCATCCCTGAACGCTCAGGCGGACAGCACGATGACATCGGGGATCATCAAGGCTGGCATTCAGGTTGGTTCAATGGCGGCCAAGTATGGCGGCCCGGCGCCGGGTGGTTACGACCTAGCCAAGGATACCGCGCGGACGGCCAACGACGCCGATCTCGGCGGGTACAATTGGGGTGTTGCCTGATGGCCGTCTTTCCAACCGCCGCTGACCTGCGCCGCCCCGTTCCGACCGCGGGCGGTGTCGGCAACTATCGCGTCGCGCAACAAGCCATGCCAGGCCTCGAAGGCGCGGAAGCCCTCAATCAGGCTGGGCAGCAAAACCAGCAGATCGGCGCCCAACTGACGGCAGTGGGAGAGCAGCTCGACACGGCGGCGGCTCAGGAGGCGTTAAACCAGATCAAGACCAAGCGGCAGGAACTGACCTACGACCCGGAAAAGGGCTTCCAACGCTTTAAGGGCGGCGACGTGATGAAGCCAGGACCGGGCGGCAAATCGCCGCTCGTAGAAATGCCGGAGGCGCTGAACGCGGAGGTGCAGGCAGTGGCGGGGCGGCTGCTGTCGCCGCGTGCCAGGGCGATGTTTCAGCAGGCAGCGACGAACGAGACGCTTCAATACAAGCGCGACATGACCGTCTACGTCGCGAACGAGACGCAGAAGTACGAAGTTGCGACCCTGAAGAACGGCAACGCGCTGGACTTGAAAGAAGCGGCGCTGGCTTCCGGAAACCCCTCCAAACTGGAGGAACTCGCGACTAAAGCCGAAGTTCGGACGCGAACCTTTTATGAGAAGCGCGGCCTGCCGAGTGATGGCGAGGCGGCGGCGGCGCGTTCCAACATCTATCGCGTGGGCATCGAGTCGATGCTGGCGAGTGGCGACAATCGCGATGCGCTGTCCTACTACAGGAGGATCAAGGACAAGCTGGACGGCCAGGATGCCTTGGCGCTTGAGAGCAAACTCAAAAGCGTGGCCATCGACGTTGAGGGCGATGACGTTGTGCAGGGTTACACG